GAACTATTTTTCTTTAGCGTTTCATTTTCAGTTTGTAAGTTCTTAGCATATTCAAAAGCAGAATTAGCTGCTCGTTCTTGTTCACGCATTTTTTTAGTCAGCGTGGCAATACGTTTTTGTACACCTTTAGAATAATCAACTAGTTCGTCTTCTTCTTTATCTTTGACGGTTTCTTCTTTTGATATATCTTCTATTGGTGCTTCTTCGCTAGAACTTACCTCTTCATCAAGTTCAACAATTTCAGTAGGTTCTTGAACCTGATCTTCAATTGCTTCAGCTTTTTGTGACTCTGGCATGATTTCTCCTCATGTTAGACGCTGACAATATCGTCAGGGTCGTCTATTGTTGCGATAACTTCGTCATCGTTTATGATACGGCACTCTGCATCGTCACCAAGTTTAAACCTAGCGCCTGCATATCTACCAATTAATACCCATTGTTTTTCTTGGCACCAGGGTGTTTCGCCAAACTTATTTTTATCGGCATAGCACAATGGACCCATTTTAATAACATAAGCCACTACTGTAGCTAATGATTCTCTATCAATGGTTTCTTTGGCTAATACGATACCGCCTTTAGTAACGGCCTTACCTTTATATGGAAGTATTAACATGCGCCATCCAGTCGGACTCGGCATACGTTCCAAAAATGATTTGTCTAAAAGCGTTGGATCTAAAACTCTAGCGTCAGGTTTGACGTAAGCTTCTTCTACTGGGGAGCCATTAGCATCCCATCCTACTTTTTTTTCACTTTCTTTTTCAACTTCTCTTGCGATATGTTCAGGTACTACTACCTTTGTCATCGTTGTCACCCATCCTTTTCAGCAACTCCCTTATTTCTTGATCTACGTCATCGAGGGAATTGTATCGACCACGTAGGTAATTATATTCTTCAAAGTTTTTAGCACCATTCAAAATCAAACTCTCTAAGTCTGTTTTTTTTTCTACTATTAACTTTTGTAAAACTTCAGCAAGCCAAATGGCATCCATTAGTAAACGCCAGAAAATTTACCGCCAAATTCGGCAGCGCCCATTCCTCTTGCTTTACCTTTACCCATGCCTGGTGTTGCTTTAGTGCTGGCAGAAAATGATTTGCTTTTCTTGGTAACAACATTACCTTTATTAGAGTAAGACTGCTTACCATTTAAAACAGTTGGTGTTTTCTGATCTTTTACTTCAGTTCTCTTAATCATAGTTATAGCTCTTTTAATCCAATATCAATTAATTTTAGTTCTTTTTGCTGGTCTAGTCTATCTTTTGTAGTTTCGTCTTTCATTATTGCAATATCACGCATGGTACCAATACGTTCTCTATCTATTGTATCTTGTCGGGTTTGTTCCGTTGCACGTTGTTCTTCTTTCGCTACAAACTGTTGCTGTTCTTGATTTAACTGTTGACCTTTTAAAGCTAACTCTTGTTTTCTAATTGTCACTAATGGGTCTTCTTCTTGAGGCGTGCCAATTTGTTGAGTAAACTGAGTCATTAGCTCGGTCATGATAGGTGCGCTAAATTGTGCCAATATATCATTAGCTTGCGTATTTAATTGTTGTGCTTCAACTGGACTGACTTGCTGTGCTTGTTGTTGCAACTGTTGATATTGTTGCATCGCTTCTGGTGGCATTTGCTGTTGAGCAATGGCATCAGCTTTTAACTGTAAATGCTCCATAATATGAGAGATTATATTGGCTTGCACTTGAGGGTTAACTTGGACAGGTTGCAAACTTAATAAACTAGAATGAGAAGCAATATGAGCATCGTGATTTTGTTGTGGGAATGCTTGTGCTTGACCGCCCATCATCAAAGTGCTGTTTTCCATGCCTGCTTCAATAGGTGATGGCTCACTTGGAGGCGGTGGTAACAATAAGGTGTCAATATTGTCTACGCCTAATGAAGAATACATCCTACGATACGCTTCATATACGCCACCAGGACCATGTATCTCAGGATTAGATTGCACTAATTGCATCATTTCTTGAGCCATTACAATACGTTGGCTAGTAGAAAAAATATCTGGATTACTAACAGGGAATATATCAACTTTACCATCAAAATCAGACTGTTTTATCTCGTTTTGACCGCCTGATACCTGATATGGGTAGGTAGGTGGCAAGCTATCAGCAAAAATATTGGCTAATAACCCAAACTCTTTCTTTTGAGCATTATGTAGGCGTTTATGTATTGCACTCAATACTTTAGTGGATTTTTCCATCAAAGCCAGTGTTGTACCTACAGGTGCTTGTGAATTACCCTCGCCTACCGCTATTTCTGCAATAGAAGCAAAGCGTTGGCCTGATGAAACCAATAATCCCAGTAGATTTAGCAGTGTGCCACTCGGTTCTTTGAAAGGTAATGGCTGTATTGCATCTCGAAGTGAGCCTGCGGGTGCATCTACATCTCTAAACTCACCAGGTTGAATCGGTTCGTCTTCATTTCTAATGCGTATGCCTCTGGTTTTAAACCCAGCAGGCAGATTAGCAAGCGTTCCCGCATCAATTAACTGTCTTAATATAGAGGTAGAAGCTTTAGATAGGCCGCCAATCATGTGAGAAAGACCAAAGCCGTAGAAACCAAGTCCTGGTAAGAACTTGAAATGCACAAAGTATTCAATCTTATTACGCATTGGGTCTTCTTCTTTAAAATTTCTGCGTATTGACAGTACATTTTCAGTATTAGAGTCAATAGTCACGATGTAAGGCAACTTAACGCCTGATTCTTCACCGTCTTCACCTATATCTTCAAACCCTTCAAGGTCTAAATTACAATGGATTTCATATAACATACAGACTTCGCCTGTATCATAAGAAGGCTCCATGCCTTCTAGTTTCTCTTTTTCTGTATTTAACGATGAATAATCATTAGCATCATCATCGGGCTGCATATCAAACTTCTTATAAAAACCAATAGCTTGTAGTTTGCGTACATCATTGTCTGGCATCTTAATAACGTGTGTAATGCGTGGGCAAGATTCTAGATCCGTTGTGTAATAAGGTACGATTAAATCTTCAGGTGCAACAAACTTAGAGACGGGACGTTGTAGGTTTTCATCGTAATACACTTTCTTAAACGCAGAACCTGCAAGTGGCAGATAGAACAACATTTGGTCTAAGTCTTCGTCATACTCTTGCATGACATGCACAATCTCATAGTTCATAAACTCACGTACACGTTGTGCTTGTTCTTCTACTACTGAATCGTATGCACCCACTACTTGAGTTTTGACTGGACCGCCAGCGGGTAATAATTCTTTATAAGCTTGCGCTTGGAATTGCGTAACCGCTTCACCCAGTAAAGGATGGGTTACACCACTAGCGCCTTCAAATGGCTCAGAGCGAGTTTCATCAAACTTCATGCCCAAATATTTAAGTCCATCAGTATAGGTTTTTTCCCAATCTTCTCTAGAGGATTTGTCACTATCAATAGCACTAGTAAGATCAAGATAGATTTTAGATAATTCAGATTCAGAAACTACTTCGGCTAAATTTTCATTGAATTCTGTTGTCATTTGTTCTTCAGGCTCTGGACCTAATAATGCAGAACCGTCTTCTTGCATTTGCACATCAGGCTCTTGAAATTCACTTAAAACTTCAATAATTTCATCGTCTAGTTGATCGTCAGGGGATTGACTGGTTGTCATATCTATTGGGTCTGATGTCATTCTTTCAATTGCCATTAGTAATAAATCCTTTGTCTTACGCTTCTGTCTTCATCTTCGTAGTCAGAAGATAAACTTAAAAATCCACCTTCACGAAAACGCATGATTGCTTGCGTCATAGTATCACACAAATCATCGTTTTTTCCAAAAGGAAAAGACGCACACTCTTCAATCATCTCTTCGGCAAACATTCTTTTAGGTGCATACACCATTTCTGCTTCAAATACAGGTGCAACTGAGTGCATTCGTGTGGTTTTATCATGCCCTCTAGTCGGAGAATAATTAACCACAGGGATACCCATTCTACGTAACTCTTGAGTTAAAGGTGTACCAGAAGCTTTGGCTTCAATTAACACCATGTCTGTCTCCCAGTAATTGTACTCACGCATGGCTATCTCTTTTAACTCAGGGAAATCCCAACGCCCTTTTTGACAATCCAAAAGAATAATACAATCTGATGCAGTTTCTTCATTTCTAAACACACCCCACGTTGATATAGCTGAGTAATCAGCCGTTTCTTTTCTTGAGAAAGCCGTATCGTAAGATTGCATAATGTAATCCACGCTTGGCAAGGAATCGTTTTCCCAGCGTTTCCACCACTCTCGTTTTATAATTGCGCCTTCTTCTGCTGTGGGATTTTGCATCCACTGAGCATTCCATTTCATACCAGGCAACGAAGCCTTAACTTTAAGCAATTCATCTTCAGGCCAATACTCAGGCCATAATGGTTTATTGGTATCAGGAAAAATAGCAGGGAATTCAATTATTTCCCATTGATCGGCTAGAGGTTCTTGTTGCGCATCAAGTAACTTAGCGGTCAAATCAATGGCACTCCATCGCGTCATCACCAAAACAATAGCACCGTTTGGTTGTAACCGTTGTCGTGGTCCAGAGGTATACCACTCATAAGCAGACTCTAGGGCAGACGGACTTAACGCATCTTGCTCTGAATGCGGGTCATCAATAATTAACAGATCCGCACCACGACCAGTTACTGCACCGCCAACCCCTGCTGCAAAATACTCACCGCCTTTATTAGTTTCCCAACGACCTGCTGATTTGTTATCTGATTGCAGTTTAACTTGAGGAAATATCTTCCTATATTCTTCTTGATCCATCAAGTTACGCACTTTACGTCCGAACCTAACGGCTAGTTCCCCTGTATGCGTGGTCTGCATAATCTTCATCTTAGGTTTGAGTCCCATAATATAAGATGGGAAAAACGTAGAGGCAAACTCACTCTTGGTATGTCGAGGTGGCATATTGACAATCAATCGTTTTAATTTGCCCTCGGCAACCAATTGCAGCTTCTCAGCAAAAATCTTATGGTGTCTACCGCAGATAAACTCAGGCCAGATATGATTGACATAGTTAAAGAAACTACTCTGGCATTGTTCTTGGAGTTGGTAGTTATCTAGTTTTTCTTTGAGCATCAAAGCTTCTTTAAGCTCTGATTCGGTTAGACTGGCTAGATTCATTTATATGTATTTTTGGTCAGTGTATAAGGCTTTATCTACAAAACCGCCTTTAGCATAGCCAAGAAAATCTCTTAAACTTTTAAGGGTAGGTGCATTAAATGTTTTTTGTGTATATTTTCCACGATTGCCTTCGCTTATTCCAGGCTTGTATTCATATACAGTATATTTGTTGTTGCCTTTGTTAATAAAAACATTTCCTGGAGTGTAGTTTGGGTTAAAAATTGAATTTGGATAAGGTGATGGCACAGAATCTACTTCTGAAAAACCATGATTTTTTAACATCCTTTGCGTTATTTCATCAGAAGAACTTGAAAGACTAAGATCAGGAAAATCTCTTTCAGGTTTAAGGGTTCCATAACCGTCATCAACTAACTCTTCACCTTTATAGTAATTAACAAGTTCTTCTGCTTCGTCAGCATCATAGTCTGATTTTTTTGCTAATTTTAAATTATTTTTTCTTATTTCATTAGCTCTTTTTAATTTATATTTTTGGTCTGCAACAAAAGTAGCTAAATTACTTTTTGCTTCTTCTTTTGTTATTAAACCTGCATCTACTTTTTGATCTAATTCTAATTTGTATTTAGTTTTGCGTAGGTCAGCTAAACCTTTATCTGCCCTTTTTTTTGTAGATTGAGCAGCTATATGTTCTTTATTACCTATAATGTCTTCAGGTGTAAGTTGACTTTCTAATTTTTTAGCATCTAAATCTATTTTATCCGCAGCTCTATATTCTGCTTCTTTAAGGTTTATATTTTCACTACTTCTAGCAGCATTTCTTGTACTAGTGGCTTTATTTTTTATTTGCCTAATAGTTTCTAATAGTTTAGTTACATTAAGGCCATCTTTGTTAATAAAAGGAACCATTGCCATAATGCCTTTACCTGTTGCCATACCCGCTTTACCTACAGCTAACACTTTACTGAAAGGATCTATATTAACAAAGTCTCCTATATTTAAACTTTCAGGAGCGCCAAACATTTCTTTAAAATATTCTATATCTGGTAAATCGGTTTCTACTGAATCAGACCCTGATAGTTCACGAAACATTTGTTCAGCATTTGGGTCTAAATTTCTACTCGCTAGATTAATTAAAGAACCAATTGAACCTAGCGAAGTAGCAGCGGAAGATTTGCCTACATCAGCTAAAGTTGGCTCTTGATTAAATGCGCCTACCTTTGGTAATTCATCTGCCATTACATCATCTGCGATAATTCAGCACCTATTGCATCTTCCTGTGCTGGTTGAGCTTGCATTTGTTGGGCTACCACTTGCATTACCATAGCAATGTCTTCTTGGTCTAAGCCCATTTGTTGCAACGCCATTACAATTTCTTCTTCTGACGCGCCTTGAGCAATCATTTGC